ATCTCTTCTGATTCTAACTTTAGTAATGTTAGATGTAATAGCAGAATCAGTATTATCAATGACTTGCAAGACTTTACTATACTTAAATCTTCCACCAAAAGCATTTAGGTTTGGTGATTTTGCATAAGTTGTAAGAGAATTCTTAACATTGGTTTTTAAATCCTCTACGGTAGAAACTTGTGCATAGTTATAATAAATGGATGAATCAATTTCAACATAAAGAACTTGAAGATCGATGATTTCTGGTTCAATGCCAGCAATTGTATATTGTTTTAGTTTATTTTTAATTTGCTGCTTGTCAAAATCTGATACGTATGTCCCATTCTTAGGTTTAATACTAATTAAAACTTTTCCAAATCGTGGCGGAGTTAATTCTTCACCACCAATTACAGAGACTGACTCAGTATCTGGATAAACTTTTGATTTGATAATTGCCTCATAATCTCTTCCAGTTACTGCCCGATACTGTGATGAATATATTCTTGGTGCAAAATACTTAATTGAATCTAGACTTTCAATATCGGAACCATTTTGTGATTTTTGATTTGTTGTAACTGTAATGGTGTTTGTTGGAACAATGGTATTATCACTCGAATCTTTCAGTGTTCCTGCAAAAGAAAAGTCGCTGGCACCGTTACCATCTTTGCCATCAGTAACAATATAACTTACTGTAATAATTGACCCATTTTCAAGTTTTTTACCAAATCTACCATCACCAAAGAAAATTTGATATTTTTCGTCTTGAACTTCTTGTAATAAGAAAATTTCTGAATTTGAATCAATATCAAAAATATTTTCTACAAGATTATATTGTCTGCCCAGTCCACTATCACTCGTTCCTTTTACATAAACAACAATTGTTGAAGAATCTATAAAGGAGTTATCCAATATAAACTTTTGATCTAATGATCCATCAACAGTAAATTGCTTCTTAAGAAATGTTCCTTCTTTAACCTGAATATTATTAAAAGATGCTGTTCCATTTACAACAGTCGCAGAGACATTTTGTGGTGATGAAAAGACATATGAAGTTCCATTCGCTGTACCAACGCACACCAGACCCGCCTGTAAGGTCAATGTAGATGTGCTTGCTGATGTACTAACATTAAAAGATATAGACGCTGTAGAGGCGGTTCTAGAGCGTGGTACATATCCAATGTTTCTTGCGAGAGAAACAACATTTTCTCTTACGGTTGCTGAATCTAAGAAAGATTCGTTGACAACCAAGTTTGAGTTAAAAGCAGTAATATATGTGTTATACGCTAACGTGTCAATCAGAACAGAAAAATTAGACCCATCAAAGTCAAAATCCGTAAACGTAGAGTTTGCACGGAGATAATCTTTGATGGATGTCTTAATCTGATCAAAATCTAGATTGGTAAATTTAGTAAAAGGCATTTTATCTTGCTGCCTCTAAAATGAACGAATAGTCTTGTGTGGGAAGTTCTTGTCCAATAATGTCATAAACAACAGTCACATCAAATTGATTTAAATCTGGAAGAGGATTAACATCAACTGAAACATTATTAACTCTTGGTTCAAAATTTGAAATTGTGTTCTCAATTTGATCTTTAATCAATGAAGCAGTACCATAATCTACAAAATCAAATAAACTTGAACGAACGTTTGATCCAAGAAGTGAATTAAAGAATCTTTCTGTTGGAATTGTTTCAACTAAGTTACGAATTGAACGCATAATTGCACGTTCATTTTTCAAAACAGCAAGATCCTTTGTCACCGGATGAGGTTCAAAGGATAAACTAATATCTTTAAACGATCTAGATATCCTTGTAACAGACATGGGACATAAAATTTCTTTATTTATTTATGTTGATTTCCAGGAAGAACCATAGGTTGGTTCAGTTCCATAATCCCAATCATCATAATCTTCATCATTTCTAATTTTTTCATGCAACTCGACTTGTTTTCTGAAGTCATGTTTTGGTGCTCTGTCATGCATTACTTCCTGAATGACTCTTTTTTTGGGTGCATTGTCATAATCAGTGATTAGTTGGTTTGTGCCCCACATTTCATACATGTAGTCTTTGTCCCTATCTACTGGTAAATTAGACATTTTAGCTCCTGTTTTAAAAATAAAACAGAACTTTTATAAAGGAGGTTGCTATCTCCTTATTTCTATTTAACGTTCGACTTCCCGAAGAGAATAATTATCTGAATCCAGATATTTGAGAATTTCTAGAGCGATTAAGCGTGGGTTTCCTTCGCCACAAGTGTACACATCGACTGCCAAACACCCATTTTCTGGCCAAGTATGACAAGAAACATGACTTTCTGCTAACGCAATCACGACTGTACACCCTTGTGGGAGAAAACAATGCGAAAAAGTGTTCAAGATTGTCATCTTTGCACGTTCAATTCCCTTAATCATGACGTTCTGTAGAGATTCTACGTCATTGATTAAGTCAAACTGAACATCATACACCTCTAAAAGTAGGTGTTTCCCCATTGAAATCTTTTTCAACTCAATTTTTAGTAAAAATTTATTTATTCCACATAAAAACCCTTGCGTAGATAATCAGAGTCTTCAATAAATCTCATATTTTCAACTTTTTCATCATCCCAAACTGGAATCGCAACTGAATTATCATAGCGAAAGTCTGGATTTCGACGAAAATGAACTTCGATTAACTGATTACCAATAAATTCACAATTAATCCAGTCATAATCACCCTTCAAGTTCTTTAATACATCAGGGAAAACGATTTTTCTATCGATCTTTTCCCATCTCTTCCACTTATAATAAGGATCCTCTTGGTCACGAGTGCCTAATACAACGAGTTCTGAGGTCTGATGATAAAAATCAACACTCAAATGCTCACCTTCAAAGATCTCACACCAAAATTCACCAGGATGAAATGTACAGGTGTACTTTTCAATCCATTCTTTACGAGCAAACCGCCCCATTCCCAAAATATTAACCATCGGACGCACAATATAAAAGTCGGGTTGAGGAACTGTAGTCCCAACAGGACCACATTTATACCCCAAAACCCGACTTAGAAATAATTTATTATAGATCCAAAGGTCTTCAGAATGAATATGATTCCATTCTTCATCACCTTCGATTAGATACATTAACCTTTACCTTGTCCGCGATACTTTTTACGTGCTACGTTACGAGAAGACGCAGCATATTTAGTTCCATTACCACATCCCTGACGAGACTTTTTAGGAGGACCTGGATTATAAGAACTATTCTTATTCAATCCAACTTTTGATTTTGCAGCCATGTTGTATTCTCCAATAAAATTTCAGTTTCAAGATCTTCAGGTTGTGGAGAACCTGTCCGATAATACTCAATCGACAGGTCCTCCATTATATTGAAATATTCTTCCTCTGTGAGCGACGTATAAATTCTGCGCCCTTTACAAAGAATATTGTAACATTCGTTAGACATTCTATCAAATGATTCTTGACTTCTCGTGCCCGACTCTAATACGAGGATCGCACCAGATTTCAAATCCTGCTTCTTTAGCATCTAAACAGAACGATACATCTTCACCACACATGTCTTGAACCTCACCAGACTCAAAGACTTGCATCTTTGGCGCAAACCAAGGATATTTCATTTCTGAATTTTCAAAAACACCATGCTTAATTAGAAGCCAACCAAAACCTGTATAATCAACAGTAAATGGTTTACGACGCTTTGAGATACTTTCAACAGTTTCATGATTCATCACTCCACCATTATTTCTGAAATCATCTTCTTCTAACCAATGAGCAACTGATGTCGTGTGCCCGTCTTCAGTTGCATACCAACCAGCAGCAATGTCTTTATCCATTAGAATCAATTGCCAAAACTTTTCAGTATTGAAAACGATGTCTGAATCAATCCAAAGTTGCCAATCATACTTAAGTTTGCCGTCCCAAGGAATCTGGTCAGGTCCACGCAGTACATTCGCACCTAAACATTTGCATCTTGCAAAGTTTACCATGGATGAATAGTCTTGCGAGATTTGAATACTTGCACCTGATTGTACAAGATCAAAACAAAGTTGTACAAAGTTTTTGAGATAGGTATAAGAAACACCTCTGCCAGGTAAGCAGAATACGATTGATTTTCCCCGCACCATTTCTTTTGCCAGATCAAAGTCCCATTCTGGTGCATTTGAATCGGTCACTGGCGATTTTGCTTTTACTGTAAATCCTTTAGCCATAAGATAAGTTGTTTACTTCAGTATCATACTCTATTATGTATTACCTGTCAATCAACTCTTTCTGACAGAATAACTTCATTGCCCTCTACATGTATTTGAATTTCTGTATCCTCGTACCAAGAAAGATCATTGATAACTTGCTCAGGTATAATCAAATAATAATCGCCCGAAATTGGATCGACCTGTAGAGACTCAAAAATATCACCGGAATTTTTTTTCATTTCTGTATTATCATTGACCTTTTTCAAATTTATATATTCTTCCGGGATTTTTGAATCAGGGAGATATTTAGAGGTCGATCTGGGTCGTTTATAGCTTAGGGTAGTGGTGCGTTTTTATAACACGGGGGCGCCCCCGATCGGGCGCGGCGGCGGGGCACTGTCGATCACGAACGAACGAACTGCCCCCCACGAACGAACGCAGGGGGCAGGGGATGGGGTCACCGCAGGGCAGGCGACCCGTTGCGGATGTGGCGGTTGGCGTGACCCGCAGCAACAGAAGGGCGCCACGCGGTGCCACCACCACCAACACGGTTAGCAGTCGCTTCGCCCTTACGGGGACCACGACGGGGCAGACGGGTCAGGCGCATGGCACCCGATGCGATGGCAGCATTCAGTTCGGCGGCGGTCATCACGGTGGGGGTGTTCATCGGGTGGGTTGCGGTTGAGAGAATTCTACAGGGTCGGCGGCAGGGGGTCAACCCCACTGCGCCTGCCGAACGTCGGCGGCGTGTACTTCGGCGAACTGGGCAGCGTACACGGTGGCGGGGATGCCCCATTCAGTCGTCAGGCGGTTAAAGGGGGTGTCGTCATTCTTACGGGCAACCCACACGGTCTGGCGATCATGCAGGCGGGTGGCGGGAGAAAGAATCATCGGTCGGTGTCGGTTGAACTGAGAGTATTGTAGCAGGTCAGGGGGGGCAGCGCCCCTCAGTGTAGCCT